AAGACACAGATTTAGAGCCAACCCAAGAGGTTTCTCAGTACAGAGATGAAAAAGTCCTACTTTTAACGTACTACGGCTTAGTTCCTAGAGAGTATCTGACAAACGAAGACGAAGAAATCGAGGAGTTGTTCCCTGAGAACAGCTATGCAGAGGACTACTCAGACATGGTTGAGGCAATTGTTGTGATTGCCAATGGTGGGATGCTTCTCAAAGCAGAAGAAAACCCCTACATGATGAAGGATCGTCCCGTTATCTCTTATCAAGACGACACTGTGCCTAACAGATTGCTCGGTAGGGGTACTGTAGAGAAATCCTACAACATGCAGAAAGCGATAGATGCCCAAGTACGAAGCCATTTGGACTCTTTAGCTCTAACAACCTCTCCTATGATGGGATTAGATGCTTCTCGCCTACCTAGAGGTGCTAAGTTTGAGGTAAAGCCAGGCAAGGCGTTCCTAGTTAATGGAAATCCAGCGGAGATTCTCTATCCGTTTAAGTTTGGTGAGACAAGCCTGAATAACCTATCTACTGCCAAAGAGTTTGAGAGAATGCTTCTCCAAGCTACGGGTACGATGGACTCTCAAGGCATGGTTTCTCAAGGTAATCGTGATGGTGCGGGTATGAGCATGGCAGTAGCCACTATCATCAAGAAATACAAGAGAACCTTGGTAAACTTCCAAGAAGACTTCTTGATTCCGTTCATTCAGAAGGCTTCATTCCGCTATATGCAGTTCGACCCAGAGCGTTATCCTTCTGTGGACATGAGGTTTATACCTACGGCTACGTTAGGGATTATCGCGAGAGAGTACGAACAGCAACAGTTCATTGGTCTACTCCAGACCCTTGGCCCGAATACGCCTGTTTTGCCTTTGATCCTTAAAGGTATCTTGAATAACTCTAGTTTGAGTAACAGATTTGAGTTGATGAGTGCTTTGGATCAGATGAGTCAACCTGACCCACAGGCTCAAGAGATGCAACAAGTTCAGCAACAGTTGGCACTGCAAGCGGCTCAAGCACAGATTGCAGTTCAGACTACACAAGCAGAGCAAAATCGTGCAGAAGCTCAGAAGTTGTCGGTAGAAACACAGCTTATGCCACAAGAATCGCAAGCTAAGACTATGGCCGCGTTGACCAAGAATCTGCCAGATGACAACGAAGGCAAAGAGTTTGACAAACGGGTCAAGATCGCGGAGTTGATGCTCAAAGAAGCCGATATTAAGAACAAATCCAAGATTGTAGAGTTGCAGATGGCAAACAAACAAGAGAATTTACGCTCGGTAGAAAACGAGTTCCTTGACCAACTTTCGGGAGCATTGAAATGATCGATCTTGATTCAATGTCTGACGATGACAAGCTGGCGGCGCTTGAGTCAATCCACAAGTCAATTGCTGAGAGCAAAGAAGTCCAAAAGCAAAAGATCGCGGCCAATGTCGATTTGGTGTTGCAAGCCCTCAAAAAGATGGAGTCCGATATTCGGGCGCGGTACGATGAAACTGGCAAGGCGATTGAGAAACGGGTCGCCAACATCAAAGATGGGCGAGATGGGCGCAACGGTATAGACGGTAAAGATGGTAAGGACGGAAAGTCAGGTCGTGATGGGTTGCAAGGTGCTCGCGGTATTGACGGTCTGAACGGCATTAACGGCATTGATGGTCAAGACGGCGTGTCGGTTGTCAATGCAAATATTGACTTTGATGGTAGCTTAATCATTACCTTGTCAGACGGGCGAGAGTTAAATGTTGGTGAGGTTGTCTCGCAAGAATTGGCTCAAAAGATACAAGTTATCAGCACCATGTCTACCAACGGTGCGGTGGGCATTAGTGACGAGGGTAGCTCAATCTCCACGGGTGTAAAGAACATCAACTTTGTTGGCGCGACTGTTACTGCTACTAATTCGGGCGATGATGTCACGGTCAATGTAAGCGCGGGTACGGGTACGGTAACAAGTGTTGCTGTATCGGGTGGCACTACAGGTTTGACTACAAGCGGTGGGCCAATCACCACAACTGGCACTATCACCTTGGCTGGCACTCTTGCGGTTGCAAGCGGTGGTACGGGTACTGCAACGCCTAGCTTGGTTGCTGGTACAAACATCACTTCGATCACAGGCAGTTGGCCTAATCAGACAATCAATGCGGGCGGTGGTTCTGGAACGGTCACCAGTGTGGCGGCAACTGTACCTGCATTTTTGTCTGTTACGGGTTCACCCATTACAACCAGTGGCACATTGGCAATTGGTCTGTCAGGCTCTGCCTTGCCCGTTGCTAATGGCGGTACTGGTGTTACTAGTAGCACAGGTACAACCAATGTCGTGTTGTCCAACTCACCCGTTCTTGTAACCCCTGACTTGGGAACACCATCGGCTCTAGTTGGTACAAATATTACGGGAACGGCTACAGCCTTTACAGCAAGTAACGTCACGACAAACGCCAATTTAACGGGTGCGGTCACATCCATTGGCAACGCTACATCTTTGGGTTCGTTTACTTCTGCTCAACTTCTTGGGGCGCTAACAGACGAAACAGGTACTGGCGCTGCGGTGTTTGCTACCAGCCCTACGCTGATCACCCCTGCTTTGGGAACACCCGCAAGCGGCGTAGTCACTAACCTGACGGGCACGGCCTCCATCAACATTAACGGCACTGTAGGCGCTACAACAGCTAATACTGGTGCGTTTACTACGTTGTCTGCCTCTGGCGTTACGACTGTGCAAGCAGGAACAGCAGCGCTCCCAGCTATTACCACAACTGGCGACACTAACACAGGTATCTTTTTCCCTGCGGCTGACACTATTGCTTTTACCGAAGGCGGTGCGGAGTCTATGCGCATTACATCGGCAGGCAATGTAGGGATTGGAACTACAAGTCCTAGCGATTTTGGTGCTGGATTTAGAATGCTTGCTGTTAGTGGTAGTTCAACTGGTATTTTACAAACTATAAACTCCACAGATTCTGTTACAACAGAGATGGAATCTGAAAGTTCGCGTGGCGCAATCGGAACTCGCACAAACCATCCTTTAGTATTTAAGACAAATCAAACAGAACGAGCCAGAATAGACTCAAGCGGTAACTTGGGTATTGGTACAAGTTCGCCTGGTGCTAAATTACACCTTAAACAGTCAGGTGCAAATGTCAATGGTATATATATTGAGGGTAGCGCAAACGATAGCCAAGTTCGCATCTTTAACAATGGAACAGTAAGTGGAATTTCATCAACTTATGGTTCTACTGGTTCTTATTTGCCTCTTACATTTTTAACATCTGACGTAGAACGAGCCAGAATAGACTCAAGCGGTAACTTGGGTGTGGGTGTTACTTCAATTACAGGGGGCTACAAAGCACAGATTAACGGCAACTTGTTGCTAGGAACTGCTGCTAACCCATTGCTAGTTGGCACAACAAGTTTAAACTTTCTTGGAGATAACACCTCTAGTTCTGGTGTGCGCCTTGACTCAAGCGGTAATGTAGGTATTAACAACACTTCACCAGCAGTTTTAGCAACCACTACTCAAGTAGCCATTAAAGCAAACTCAAGCGCAGATTCAATGTTTGTTGCTCAAAACAGCAATGGACTGACAACTGCTAAGTTTGGATTCCAGTTTACAGGCGGTGTAGATAATCCAGTTATTGGTTCATACACAAATCACCCATTCTTATTTCAAACCAACAACACAGAACGAGCCAGAATAACGTCAGATGGTAACTTGTTTGTGGGGTGTACCGCTACGCCCTCAGCATCCGTATCGGGAATTCAACTTTCTAATCCGCTTGGAGTTGCTTCTAAGTCTAGTGTTGGGGCAACAACCAGCGGTGTAAATCACCTTATTTTCTTTAATGGAAATGGCGATGTCGGAAGAATATCTACCAGTGGTTCTTCCACTTCTTACGCTACATCCTCAGACTATCGCCTAAAGAACACCATTACCCCAATGACAGGTGCATTGGCTAAAGTGGCTTTGCTCAAGCCTTGCACTTACAAATGGAACGCAGATAATTCAAATGGCGAAGGCTTCATTGCTCATGAACTAGCTGAAGTTTGTCCTGATGCTGTAGCTGGTGAGAAGGATGCTGTAGACGCTGAAGGCAACCCACAGTATCAAGGCATTGATGTTTCATTCTTGGTTGCAACACTGACTGCAGCTATTCAAGAACAACAAGCCCTAATCACTACATTGACACAACGTATTACTGCTTTGGAGGCTAAATAATGACTACCACTTGGACAATCTCAACCCTTGACAGCAACACAGCCGATGGCTTTGTAACCTGTGCCCATTGGAGAGCCACAGCAGTAGATGGAGAACACACAGCCTCTATCTATGCAACTGTTGGATGGTCTGAAGGCACTCCTACCATTCCCTACGCAGACCTCACAGAAGCCACAGTCCTTAATTGGGTCTGGGAATCTGTAAACAAGACAGCTACAGAGGCTTCTTTGGCGGCTCAAATCGCTTTGCAGAAAGCACCAGTAACGGCTTCTGGGACACCTTGGGGTCAAGCATGACCCCTGATCTCCAAAAGTACTATGAGGATAGGTTTGATCTATTCTCCCAACAAGGATGGCATGATTTAATGCAAGATGTAGACAAAATGCTTGAATCTATGAATAATGTATCTACCATTGCAGACGAAAAAAGTTTACAATTTCGCAAAGGTGAGATTTCTATCCTAATTTGGCTACAAACCCTGAAATGGGCAAGCGAACGTGCATACGAGGATTTAAATGAGAAGAATGTATGAATTTGCCTGTATAAACAGGCACAAGACAGAGAGATTTGTTGATTATGAGGCAACAAGTCTAGTATGTGAGTGTGGTGAGGAAACTCATCGCATTTTGTCAGCGCCAGCATTTCGTTTAGAAGGGTGGTCTGGGACGTTTCCATCAGCGCACGGAAGGTTCGAGAGAAGCCACTTAGATAGACTGAATGCGGAGCGTAAAGCTAACCAATAAGCGCAATGCGCCTGGTTAATTTTCCTATAACCATTTTGGCAGGAACAAAATATGTTAGTTGATAAAGAATCTGATGAGCTAGGTGAGATTGAAGTCGAGGAGACTAAACCTAAACTTCCTGAATTATATGAGGGGAAAAGTTTAGAAGATGTCATACGAATGCACCAAGAGGCCAACAATATGATTGGTAAACAGGCCCAAGAGGTCGGTGAAGTTCGTAGATTGGCTGATGAATTACTGAAGCAGAACCTCAATTCCAAACAACAGCAAGTAGAGATTGAACCAGAAGTTGATTTTTTTGAGAATCCTCAGAAAGCAGTTCAAAATACGATTGATAAACATCCAGATGTTCTAGCGGCTCGCCAAGCGGGTCAAGAGTTCAAAAAGATGCAGATTCAGCAGAAGTTAGCGCAGGATCACCCTGATTACTCCCAAGTAGTCAATGATTCCGAGTTTCAAAACTGGGTGAAATCATCACCTATCCGTTTGGGACTCTATGCTAAAGCTGATGGTGAGTTTGATTATGATTCG